AGTTACTGATGGCATCTTAGGCATAGCACCCTGAATCATGCCAGGGAGAGCACCAGCAACTGCTTCGGTTGCTGCTTTAGTTGCTGCCTCTTTTGCTTGCTCGATAAGTGCATCTTTATTGAGAAGCACATATGCACTGCCACCAATAAGAGCAGCAGAAGTGAGACCCGACAGAAGGGCGATTACGTTAATAAGTTTTTGCATTTTAAACCTCTGGATATAACTTCTGAATTTCTTTATCTAATTCTAGAAGTTCTGAATAATACTCACATGGATATTCCATAGTAATAGAATGATCATTCATCAACATATCAGTGCGGCAATAACCACCACCGATTTCCATATGACCAATAATAAACATAGTTACTAGTAACATGGTTTTATACCGTAGGCATTACAGGTGGCTCACCGTCTTTCTTAGGTGCAGTGGCAATTTGAATCGGTGCTTGTTCAATACGAATCGTCTGCGATGGAGCCGTTTGTGCCGCCGCCGCAATGAGTTTCTCAAGATCTGCCTTGGAGACACCGCCGCCAGCAACGCCCTTGAATGTACCATCGCCATTCTTCTTTGCCGTCTGGACGCCAAAGGTAGCGAGCACCCCTGTAAAAACAGACGCGATAAAAGTGGGATCGAGTTTCTGCTCAGGGATACCGAGTGCGGGCGGCAACTTAATGTAAGCAAGGGTAAGGATGCCACCAGACCAGACGAGGATACCAAGACGAACGAAAGTGCTAAGGATGGCAAGTTGTTCCTCGCTATCCCCAGCAGCTTCCTTGAGTTTAGCAAATGGTCCCTTCTTCTTTTCTACCTCTTTAACCTCCTCTTTGGGAGATTCTTTAATTTCTTCTGCCACGGAGATCGATGACAAGGCTCTTATATTTAGCGTTTTCCTCCGCCCATTTCTTTAAGCATTTTTTGCAACTCTGCCGTGCTTCCTACAAACATGGCATTATTAGTTACATGTGATGGACCAGACTTTTCCTCATCAATGTCTTTAATTTTCTTTTGAAGATCAATTAATTTCTCTGCATTGTCCGCAACGGTTTTTAGCAATTGACCAGCAACTTCATATGCTCTAGGAGAACTAGTTTCATCTGCTAATTCCATAATCCCATTAAGAGTTTCCTGACCCTTTTCGATCAATGAATATAGATTAGCTCTACTATATTCATAGTCCTTTTGAACATCATCTTTACTAAGACGATCTGGTTTTGTTTTTTCTACTGGAGTAACATCTACCACTTCACTAGTGGTATTCAGTGCCTCATCAATCTTTTTGTTACTCATACATCTGTGCCTCTAGTAGGACTGTATGACTTAGCATCACCAAACATTTCTGTAAGTTCATTGAAACCAAAGTCATCCTCTGGTTCTGCATTGCTAGGATCTGGAGTGACTGTGTAACGCATCTCTCTTTTCGCCGTTGCTCTATCAGTATCGGCATAGTAATCGATCTGAACCTTGCGGATAAGACCGTCTGTGCTCTCGGCAATAGGACCGAACAGATAAGTCTTTGCAGTAAAGTTGAGGGTGTATGTCAGTACTCTCCTAGTAGAAAAATCACCCTCATACTCATCAGTGAATGAGATGTTTTCTAACACGACAGGAATATCTCTTTTTTCTCCAATACTGTCTATTAAATCGATTGTAACATTAAAGGATGGTTGGAAGAAAGGTAGAATTTGCTCTACGATCTGAAGAGCATCCTCATTCAATTTAGTTAAGATATTGAGTTCAAAATTGACATTATAAGGAACAGGGAGAAAAACCTTCTTTACATTATCTCCATCATCAACTGCTTTAAATGTTCTGGTAACACTAGTTTTTCTGCTGGAATCATATTGAAGACCAGTCATTTCAAAAGACATCCTAGGCAAAGTAATTGCTACTGCCTTTGCTAACTCCTGCTGCTGTTGGATCTTTGCTAAGAATTTAGATCTAGGTCCATATGCCAAGGGGACCTTTGTATCACTAATAACGCCACCTTGCCTATCCTCATGCTGAATGTGGATATCATTAAATAATGTTCCGAAAGCAACTACAGTCTTTCTAAGAACCTCATGATAGAAGTATGTGCCTAACATCAGAATGTACCAAAGGGATTAGTTTCGCTAAAATCTAAAAGATCGTCTGCTTCTGCTTCAATTTCATCGTTAGAGAAATAAGCGTCGGCATATGGTGCAGTGTCGGTATCAGAATATGAGAATACCTGATATCTAGCAGAAGATGCAGTGCCTGTAATGAATTCTCCAGGCAAGAATGCACCTGTATTTATCGACACTTGTAACTGTCTGTTTTCCAAATCCCACTTCTTAACATATCCCTCTGTACCTGAGAGAGATCCAACAACTCTTTCATTGGCAAAATATGTACCAACGCCAGCATTTAGAGGACCAGAGATGCTAACAGTTGGAGTGCCCTCATATCCAGAACCTGCATTGAGGATTAGAATATTCTTGAGAATATCTCCATTCAGAATACCAACCGCTGTTGCCTGAACCTGACCAGTCTTAATACCAACAACCGCACCAGTTGTTCCAATACCAACTTCAGATGGATGCTGAATTGTAATCGTAGGAGCACTTACATAATTAAATCCTGGTTGGGTAATTCTAATAGAAGTAATACCACTATTAGTAAGAGATGCTGTTGCTGCAGCACCTGCTCCAGGTCCACCAAATGTAAACGATGGAGCTTCTGTGTACGCAAATCCAGGGTTACCAATTCCCAAGAAATCAATCGCTTGTAGATTGCCCTTAGAAGTGGTAAATGCGACCACCGCACCAAGAGCACTTGTAACGCCTGCAGGAGACCTTGAGACCGTTACGATGGGTGCCGAGGTATAACCATAACCGTCGTCATTTAGGAAGACCTCTTGCAACGCTCCAGTGAGTGCAAATCCATCGACAACTGCGGCAGAAGTTGAACCAATTCCAGCAACTCTGACCGTTGTGATGTATCCCTCTTCTGACAATCTCTCGTCGATTGCGGGAATATTGGTATCGATAATCTCGTCTTCCAAACGGAAGAGTTCGCACTGTAATTCGTAGATGTAGTTCTTACCAAGTTGGTAGAATGGATTCTCAAATTCTACATGCTTAATCTCAAAAAGTCTTTCTCCTAATGGGAACCAGATAAGGTCTCCCTCTTTAGGTCTAGTAGAAAATATAACATCTCCGTCTTCTGCACCTTGTAAGTTTGTGGAGTTGAAAATAAACGGTGCGATTAAATCTTCGTATCTTTCTCTAGATATTGTAAGAGTCAATTCATTTTGTAAGTTGATACCAAATTTTGTCATGATATCGCTTCCCTTGGCATAACCCTCATAGTTATTGAGGTATGCCTCCATAGCAAAATTGTCATTAAACTTAGATGATTGAACCTCTCCGAGGACATCATCCGTGGTAATCAATTTTCTTGGAATGTAATGAATCTCCTGACCAAACATCTGAAGATGTTCGTCGATCAAAGACTGAACCAGTCTCTGTTCGTCGGGGGATCCGTGTAAGAAGAATGGATTTAAGGGCATTATCCTATCATGTCAAGGGGTGGAATTTCGTAAGTGGACAGCATCTTATCTTCGATACGCTGCAATTCCATTACAGCATCTTCATAGATCTGTCTACCATTTAGTTCAATACCTCCAGGAAGTTTAACTCCTTGGAATTTAATAAGATTTTGACCCCACTGCTTCTTAACTAAAGATGTAAAGTATTTCTTGAGGAAAGAATCATTATAAACTCCCGAGTAGTTTGCAGGATCCATAATCCTGTAGCACTCGATAATTACATATGTATCGACAGCGGCACTAGACCAATCGATATCTAAGTACAGTCTATTGTTTCTCTTGTTATATCTAATCTGTTTCGTTGTGGTCAGGAGGAAATCAATATCCTCAAGATAAGATTTAGTCATCGCATAATTTAAAAGACCCTGATATCCAAGGTCAAATGCAAGGTCATTCAAAAACAGTTGGTATTTGATACTGAACATGCCACTGCTGACATTGCTGTTATCGAATGTCATTACTTTTTCAATGCCCAACACTGCATCAGGCACAACTAAGTAATTGGTGTTTTCTTCAAAGTTTCCAGAGGATGTAGTAGAGGTAGTGATACCAAGGGTCTTGTTTCCACCTCTTGCTCTACCTCTGTCGATATCGTCTTGAGTTAACTTATATTTTAAAAAGACTCTTTCAACTCCATCAAAGTGTCTTTCATAAAAAAGTTGCAGAGCATCATCTAATGCGTCATCTACCTGCTCATCTGCGATGTTGATTTCTAAGACAGGAGCTCCCAATTGTCTAAGAGCATAATCTTTGAGCCCCTGTCGTGTAGTTGGTTTAGCCATCAGAAGAATCCTCCATCAATAGAATCAGTCCAGGTAGGAATACCATTTGCGTCTGTCGTGAGGATGTAATTTGAAGTGGTCAGGAATCCAACAGTGCTTGCGGAACTTACCAATCTTCCATCATTTTCAAAGTAACCAACGCCATTTGGACCACTATATCCGATTCCGTTGATTCCACCTTGATCAGATCTGTAGTACAGACCATCGCGGAAGGTGCCGTAACCGATTACACTCAGATTGTCTTGGACAGTTACCTGACCAGCAGCAGAGTCGAGAACCAGTTCACCGCTAAGAGTATTTATTTTGGTAGCGGAGGATCCAGCACCAATCGTAATACTGGAGATTGTAGATACTCCAGTTACTCTCAGGTTATTAGTGGTGGTTACACCAGAGATAAACAGGTTGCGACCGTTGACCTCATCGTATACAACATCACCGATAATGTTCAGATTGCCAGCGATATAAACATCGCTCTCGAAAGTGGAGATACCTACGAAGGTCGAAAGACCAGTTACCCTCAGGTTAGTGTTGGTAGTGTTGGTAGTGAATCCAGTTTCGATTCTGGCAGTCGTGATCGCAAAGTCAGTGGCAAGACCAGCAGTGATCTTGGCATCCTCAATGTCAGCATCAACAACATCTAAGCGATTGGCGGTTACTACGCCAGCGGTTGCAACAATAGAAGAACCGATGCTGATCTGACCCTTATAGACACCGTTATCAGAGAAGGTAACGATACCCAGCATCTCCGAACCAGCGGAGGTGAGGATCAGTCTTGCCCCATCGCCAGAAGCAAATTGGTTACCGTAGATTAACTTCAGAGTTTCGTTATCTACAGTCAGAACATCGCTGGCACCAAGACCAGTCTGGATGCTCAGGAAGTTACTTCTAACTCTCAGTCTGCTGTAAGTCGCTTCAGAATTGAAGTGCTCAATAGTGGTATGACCTCTATTGAAGAACGACTCAGTGTCATTATGTCTGATCGTGAGGTCATCATCATTACCAATCTTAATAACAACATTGTCTGGGAAGGACAGCGTGCTGTTAATACCGATTGGGGAATTGATTGTTGCGGACCCATCACCGACAACCTCACCGACAGTGAAGTCGGTTACGATACCAACTTCTGCTCTCAGAGTTTGGATTCCAACAGTAGCATCATATGCGGCAATGTCATTTGCTACCGTTAGACCACCACCAACAACAACATTCTCACTAACGGTTAAACCTGCACCAACGGTGAGGTTGGATGTGAAGGTAGCAACACCAGTGATCTTAAGATCTTCCAGCAGGGTAGATCCGAGAACATCGAGTCTTGCTCTTGGAGATGCAGTGGCGATACCCAGTAACTGACCAGGATCAAGACGCATACCCTCAACACCGTCAGTGTTGAAGCGGATAGTGCCGTCAGAACCAGAGTCATCGAGAGCAATCGAAGTGTCGCCCTTCTGGAAGGCATCCAACTGGATGACCGTAGCGGTCAGGATACCCAGGACATTGACATCGCCAGTGATGTTAATCGAACCAGCACCAGCAGGGTCTATGTTGATATCACCAGTGGTGGATTCGATGTTGTTTCCAGAGATCTGGATGTTACCGAATGTGCCGCTGGTAGGAGTGATCGTGCTGCTGTCTACGCCATCAGTGATCTGGAG